TTTTTAGACCCTTGCAGGGCAAAGGTACAAAACACGGCATCAGGGGCGACAGCGCCAATCTTGCAGGCCACTTGCTGGGACTGGCTGAATGTATCTGGCAGGGGTGTTTCAGTTATAGTTGGCACTGAAATTCCTTTAAGTTGGGGTTTCATTTTGTGAGTTGCCTTGAGTTGAATTTGCCCTGGTCAGAGTTTGCGCTTGGACCAGGGCTTTCTTTTTGGGGCAGGGATTGGATTCTATTCCTTGGATTTTTCTTTGACTAGGGAAGACGCAGCCACCTTCTCACCGACTAGGTCTTCGGAAACCTCGACCCCGAGTTTCAAGACAGCACTGGGGCTTTTAAGTTCCCACGCAATCAGCAAGTCTTTGAACGCTTCTTGGACCAGAGCCTCATCTTTCCAGAATTTTGTTTTGCGGCCAATGCGCATGGTCCAGCCTTGGATTGACTTGCCATTGGCCAGTTGTTCTTTGGCAGCAGACTGCACGGCATCGGCCCATGCGGTCACCAGAGCAGCGTCATCGAGCATCTCAGGGGTAACAGTGGTGTCAGGCTTGAAATCGCTCCTAGCGGTCTCTTGGACCTTCTCACGCATGGATGGGCAAATGGTCTTGGCCTTGCAGTACCGGCAGGCATCTGGGCTTGGGTTTGTCGGTGCATCGCCTGAGAGCGCCAGCTCGGCTGCTGACTTAAGTCTTTCACCATGCAAGTTCAAGCGGTTGCCAGACACTGTCCACTTGCTGTGGCCGACTCGCGGCTGATAGATGTGCATGGTGCATTCAATGGTGCTTGGCGCTTTGAGCTGGCGCATTGCACCAAGGGCATAGGTCAGCAGCTGCTTGTTCTCATTTGCATCCACGGCCACCCTGCCGGTCTTCAGATCAATGACATGAAGATGGTTGCCATCGACCAGAATGGCATCAGCCGTGCCACCAAGCGCTGGATGCAAAGACTTCAAACCTTCATCCAAGTTGACTTCGATGAGCTTCTTTCTGGGGTTTTCCACCAGCGTATTGACAAAGTCTGCATAGCCTTGGGCCATGGCCACATGGTCCGGATCAGTGCCAGCTGGGACTTCTTTGCCAGACAGAATGATCTCTGACAGCTCATGGATGGCAGTGCCAATGGCCGCGGCCTCGCCTGCTGGCTCATAAGGCATGAGGGATTCAAGGCGATAAGAGCCTGGGCATTGCATGAACCGATCTGTGCGTGATGCTGAGAGTCGGGCGTGTTTTCTGGTTTCGTGTTGCATGGTTTCTCCTGGTTAAATTTTTGTGAATTTGCTTAAAACAAATGACCAAACCGCACCACCGGATACCTTGGCAATAAACTGAAGTGCAATAATTTCTGGCATCAAAGCACCGAATGCAATGGTTGGAAAAAGCAGAGAGTCAACGGCAGCGCCAGCAGTATTTGAGACATTTGCCCTTTTAATCCATGAGCCTGTGGTTTTTACAAAAATAGCCCAATCAACCATGGATGCCGCTAAAAACGATACGGCAGAAGCTACTGCAATCATTCCAGAGGCAGGGTTCAAACCATAAGTAATTAAGCCAGTTCCGATAATCAAACCGCCCATTTGCCACGTTTTAAGCCTGAAATGCAGCCAATCCCTTAGAGTTAAATCAAGTCCAATCAGTAAAAATGCGTTTATTGGGCTGATTGCTGGCCCAAATGTAGCCACCAAAAGGTTTGCGGCAACCATTGCCACAGCATATGCAAGTAAAGCAAAAATCATAAAAGTTTTTCCTGTAAAGGTTTTTGTTCCCAAAGACTTGGGGGGTTGGTTGAATCAATTCTTTTTGCCATGCAACCAGCGCACACAATGCCTTCAGCATGGTGTAGTGCAACATTGGTTGAATCTGCACTTGCTAAAGGCCAAGGGCCACTTGATAGTCCCAGCATCCTTAATCCATGAATCCAAGGCACTTTGCCAAATGTTTTAGTTAAAGCATTAAAAGCCTCATCCATTTTTCCTGACCATTTAGGTGTTCCGATTTGCCAATACTCGCCACTTGATCCAAAACAAACTCTGCCCCATGTATCTGACAATTCCAAAAGGTACGAAATTGGCATACCTAAATGCCAAACTGGAATTCCAAATTCTTTGCGGAAAGGCCAACTCTTGACCATTTCTTTTTGTTGCTCAACTGTTCCATCAATAACATCAGGAACAACCGCCCAATGTGGGTGTGCCAACAAAGGTTCAACCCACTCATAAAACCCATTGATGTCAAATTTGTATCCACGGGTTTTGGCACTAAATGCCCCGTTGTCTAGCATTAAACTTTGCCCTATGGTTAAACACCGATGCAAGTCTCGCGGGTCTGCGTAGGATATACAAAAGTGTTTTCCACCCATTGTTTCTATGACTTTTTTAGGAGTGATCGGTGTGCCGTGATAGTGAATCATGTTAAATAATCTGGTTGACGATATTCAGTTTTTTAAGCACCTTGGCCAAGACTGTATGGTCCAAGCTGGCCTTGATGGTCAATATGTAAATGACGGGGGGAATGCCTGATTTGTTGATATTTTCAACGCGACTTGAGGCTTGCTCTAGGGCTGATGTGGACCAGGTGCATTCGACAAAGACAATCGTGTCGGCAGCACTCAAGTCCACACCTTCAGACATGGCAGCAATGTTGCCTATGATGCATTTGGTCTGGCCAGACTGGAAATCTGCAATGGCCTTGTCGCGCTTGGCCCGTGATGTGTCACCCACCACTGTCACGGGCTTGTGGACCATGAGCAGCTTCTCTAGCTCGGCCACCACATCCTTGTGATGCGCAAAGACCACCACCGGCTCGTTGGCCTGCAAGAGGTCATCGATGAATTCACTGGCGGCTTTGACCTTGCGCATCCCAGCCTCGCGCATGATCTCGGCCAGACCCTCAAAGGCGAGCAAGGCATTGGGGTTTGCCATCAAGGCATCGGCATCAAAGGTTTGCTCGCGTTTGTCATTAGGTAGGTCAAAGGTGATCAGGCTGACTTGTGGATCACGATAGTCTTTGAAGATGTTTTCTTTTTTGCGTCTCAGGACATGAGGCTTCATCAGCTCTTTGAGTTCGACCAGGTTAGATGCGCCACTGGTATCCAAGCCCCATGGCGCTGACCACATCTTTGCGTATCGGGCAGCAAAGTCAAACCAGCCGCCTCGGTAAATGCCAAGGCCATGCAAGATGGGCCACAGCTCAATGGGCCTGTTTGGAATGGGTGTGCCACTGAGGGCATAGACATGGTCCACTTTCTTCATGGCCAGCATTGCAGCCTTCGTTCTTTGGGCTTTTGGATTCTTGATTCTGTGGCACTCATCCAAAACTAGAGTGTTATATCTGTCCACATTCGTAATGCCGTATTGCAAAACATCATAGTTAATGATGGTCACATCGGCACTGTTTACCTCTGATGCCTCGCGTTTTCCATTGACCACATTGACTGAGACGTTTGGCGCCAGCCTAGCAAAGGCAGACTCCCAGACTGTCTTGGCAATGGCTGGGCAAACGATAAGGGCCGGTAGGTTTTCAAGTGCAGCAGCTGCTGTGGGTAGCGTCTTGCCCACCCTTGGCTGGTCGGCCAGTATGGCCCTGCGCCTAGACAGCAAAAAGAGCTTTGCTTCTTGCTGATGGGGGAATAACTGCATGATCGTTTCCTTCGTTTAATTTGTGTGCATCATATCCGATTTGTGCTAAAGTGCAATTTCTGTTTAACGACAGAAACGTAAAAACCTAAACCCTTAAAAGGAAAAAACCATGACTAGAGTTGTAACCGGCAAAGTTCGCTTCTCTTATTTCTCAGCATTGACTGCTCGTAAGAATGAGATGAACGGCAAAGAAGAGTTCTCAACGCAAGTGCTTGTCCCAAAGACAGACCTTGACACTGTGAACCAATTGAAAGCGGCAGCCAAGGCCGCATTGACCGCCAAGTTCGGGGACAAGATTCCCAAAACTGTTCGCAATCCCTTGCGTGATGGCGACACTGAGACCAAATCTGATGGATCACCACTGGGGGCTGAGTATGCAGGCCATTACTTTTTCAACACCAAAAGCACTAACAAACCTGGTGCAGTGGATGCCCATGGCCATGACATTCTTGGATCACAAGATATTGTCTCTGGCGACTATGGCCGCGTTTCCTTGAATGCCTATGCCTATGACCAGGCAGGCAACAAGGGCGTGTCGTATGGTTTGAACAACATCATGCTTTTAAGCAAAGGTGACTCGCTGGGTGGTGCAAAGCCTTCAGCGGCCAGTGACTTTGGCGTGGTGGCCGGCAAAGGCTCTGCACCAGTGGCCGAGTCAGTCGATAGCGACTGGTGATCTGTCGATCAGTTTCTCAAGGGCTAAGTGCAATTGATTGACTGATGTCCACAATGGCTCAACAGTCCCAGACAGCCACCGGCTCACTTGGGACTGTTGGATGCCAGCCTCATTGCACACCGCAGACATGGTGATCTTGTGAGCTTTGGCCTTAGCTTTAATGTCGTGAATTGATTGCATGGTCGCATTCTAATTGCGCTATATGCTAAAAAACAACATGGACAGAATTAGTTCTTGCAACATAATTTAATTGTGTCTACCATTGTTACACCTGTTCAACTTAAACGAAAGAAACCGATGAAACCCTCAACCGAAACCCTCTTGGATTATTTGACCGCCTTGGCCATTGGCGTTGGCTTGGCTGCACTCTTGGTGGCATGGTGGTCGTCATGAACAAAGACGAAATCTTTAAACTGATCGAGGCCAACGGCCTGACCTTGCATGGTGACATTGAGCACTTTGCCGCCCTTGTCGCTGATCGTGTTTACGCTCAATACCTGGAGCAGCCAACACCCAGCCAAGCTGGCGTGATCTCAATAACAGTTCCAGAGCCAGTTGCATACCTTTGCGAAAACGCAGCTGGCCATCGATATTTCCGGTGGAAAAAACCTTCAAGCATTTACAAACCAATTGCGCTTTACACAAAGGAGCAGGCATGAACTACGGCCCAACACCCAGCTGCCCCAAAGACTTATTCCAGTTCGAGTGCTGCATTGAAGATGTCGAGCTGGTCTGCTTTTTGGAATACAGCCCAGCAGAAAAGGGGTCAGTTGATTCCCTTGGCTCACCTTATGAGCCTGACTTTGAAGAGTGCATGACCCTCAATAACGCATACATCGCTGACACTGATGTGGACATTGCCCACATGATCTTGCAAGGGTTTGTGGACCACATTGAAGAGTCTGCCTTGGCCAAATATAAGGATGGTGAGTGAAAGTTCTTATCGCCTGCGAATACTCTGGTCGGGTTAGAGATGAATTTCTCAAACTTGGCCATGAGGCAATGAGTTGTGACTTGCTTCAAACTGACGCAGCTGGCCCACACTATCAAGGTGATGTGCGTGATGTCTTGGATTACCCATGGGACATGATGATTGCCCACCCACCATGCACTGATCTGGCCGTTTCTGGCGCTGCATGGTTTGCCAAGAAGCGCATGGCCGGTCAGCAGCAGGCCAGCGCATCATTTTTTATGATGCTGGCCAAGGCTGACATTCCACAGATCGTGATTGAAAACCCAGTTTGCGTGATGTCATCTTTATGGCGCAAGCCTGACCAGACAATTCAGCCATGGATGTTTGGCCACATGGAACAAAAGGCCACTTGCCTGTGGCTAAAGAACACCCCCCCCCTAGCACCAACAAATATTGTGAAAGATGAAATGATGCTTTTGCCCAAAAATCAAAGAGAGCGCCTGCACTATCTGCCGCCAAGTGCTGACCGCTGGAAACTGCGCAGCGAGACTTATCTTGGCATCGCGCAGGCCATGGCCAGTCAGTGGGGCAAGCAATGAACCAAGACCTACCACCCGCCATCGATGCCTGCCTCGATCTGGTCAAAGACTTACTCCACCCAGAAGTCTTTGGCCACGCAATCCCCGATGAAGTCAAAACCCGTGCATTCGTTGTCAAAACGATGCTGGAGCGCTTAAAAGCCAGAATGGAGACCAGCACATGGCCAGAGGCTTAAAACCCCGTGTAGAGCCTGCCATCGAGGCAGCGCTCCAGAAGAAAGGCAATCTGTCTGATGTGGACTTGGCCAAGCTGTGCTTTTGTGCCAGGCGCAGTGCAGCGCGAATCCTGTTTGACTTGCACCGCCATGAGCTGGTCCACATCTCAGGACACACCAAGGTCCATGCCAATGGACAGTGGCGGCCTCTGTGGTCTTGGGGTGAGGGTGTTGATGCCATAGCGCCTGGGCCAGTGCCAGGCTCAGAGCGCATTAAAAAGTACCGCGACAAAATGAGTGCAGACGACAAAGACTTTGACGCTGCCAGACGTAGACAGAAAAGACGGGTCGTGAAACGCGACCCACTTGTGGCCGCGTTTTTTGGGGGTTGATATGGAAATTGAAATACTAAAGCGCTTGCTTGAGCAAGCTCAAAACATTGAAGCGGAAACCGGACAAGCTCCAACAGCTGTTGAAGCTCTATCCTGGGCCATTGATGAAATCACTCACCAAAGAATGAGTCATAAGCCAGTAGACCGCCACCACTTGCAGCAGCCAGAGCAGCTGCCAGTTTAGGGTCTACAAATCCGGCATGGGCTTGGCCGCGAATGATCATGTCCCGTGCAGTCTCTGGGGTTACATTCATTCGCTTGGCAGCCTTGTCAATTTGCTGAGACAGCAATTCCAACTTAGACGCTCCAATTGGTGATGTCACACCAGTTGCACCAGAGCCGGCCCCCCACACAATAGCTTGTGCAGGCACTGCCTCAAGATTCATTGGCCCAGCCACTTCATTCTTCCACCATGGTCCAAGCGCTGTCATCTCTGGAACGCTAGCGCTTGCATTTGGCACTGATGGCACACCTTTTTTGGTCGTAGCACCACGCACATCAGGCAGGCCCACTAAGCGTGACCAGTGCGCATCACCCACTGGCCACTGGGTTTGGAATCCGGTTTGCGGCACACCAGACGCATGGATATAGCTTGGCACTTTGGCTGATCCCATATCAAGAGCGCCAGACTCCACATACTTTGACATTGGTCCACTGTGCGCAGTGCTGTGATACGGGTGGCCAATGATGGCGCGCATATCTTGGGGGAAATCTTTGCCCCTTCTAAATTCAGCCAAACCACCAAACTTTTGGAAATCAGCAAATCGACCTTGGTTGGCCAACCAGTTGGCAGCAGTTCCTCGGTTAAATTCTGTCAGCACCTCACTGCCTGGTGAGGCCATGCCGGTCAATGCGTTGAATTTGTTGTATTCAGCAATTGCTTGCTGTGGACCATAGATTTGTTCAAAGCGTTTGAATAGGGGGTCCATGGTGTACCAAGCACCCATGCCTTTGTACAGTTCTGGATATTGCTCTGCTTCGCCAATAATGTTTTGCAGGCGCTGAGTGTTGCGTGGGTTTGTGACTTCACCGGCATGAGCTGCACCCTTCGCACTTGCAGCTGCTTTAAATGGCCTGCTTGTGATGTTGCCTTGGCGCTGGCCTTGTTGTGACATTTGCCACAGATCATCTCTGGTCACACCAAAAAGCTGCTTCATTATTGGGTCTTCTGGGGCTACCCGTTTTGCAGCTTCAGCAACAAGCTCTTTGGGATTTTTATAAATCTCAGGGTAAGCCAGGCGCTGTGGTCGCATGACAGTTGCGTCTTTTTTGGTGATGCCTTTAGTCATCCCAGCTGGGGCAAATGCCAATGGGCCAGCCATGGCCATCTCTGTCAGCTCTGACAAAGCCTTCTTGTTTGTGACTTTGGCTATATTTTTTGGGTCGCCAAATGCCTTGTCGTAAAGGTCTTGAAACTTTTTGTCTTTCTCTTCAATACTTAGCAGACCTTGCTGAATTGCCCTGCCCGTACCCTGCAATTGCTGAGTGCGTCTGGGGTCTTGCATCCATCCCAAAACATCATCAAGTAAGCCTGCCATGTTTACTCCTTATTGGCCGTAGATGGGTCTTGGCGCTGTTGCACCAATGTAGCTTGCACCATAAGGCACAGTCTTTTCAAGCATTCTCGCACCAGCTGCCACGGCCTGCTGCAATCTGGCCATGCCACTTTCATCACGCAATGCTTTGCGCACAATCTCTGGGTCTTCTGAGATCAGAATCTGGGCCACTCGCTGGCGGTCCTGTTCTGACATTCCCTTGTTTGCATCACCCAGCATCTTGCTAACCACTCGGAATGCAGCCATGGGGCTTCCACTGGCCGCGCTGGCCAGATCGTCAGCAGTAAGTGTTGAGCCAGTACGCGCTGCCTGCATTACCGATGACGCTGTATCCGACCCGCCAAGAACCCTGTTCTTAGCAGCCTGCGACTGGGCAGCTGTGCCAATGCGGGTCAAGATGCCATCAAGCTCATCACCAGGGTAAATGGTGCGCAAGATAGCGCCCTGTTTGGTCTCAGGACTGGCCAGCACACCCATCATGGACTTGGCGCGACCTGATCCCATCTGATTGCGAATGGCATCCATAGCGCCAGCCCTAAACGCATTGACTGCGCCAGGGTTGCTGGCCATGTCTTCCATCATTATTTGGACTTCATCTGCGCTCTTGCCAAAGATGGTGCGGCCTTCTTTGAATGCATCCCTGGCGCTTCTAAGCTGTGAGGCTTCAGCACGGGTTGCAGCCAGTCTTGGTGATGATGAATCAATAGCGTCTCTCAAAGCGTTTTCAACGGGTTTGAGCGCTGCTCCAACACCACCCTTGCCGCTTGTAAAGGCAGAGTCAATTGAAGTCTGTATGCCTCGTCTGACAACTTCAGCATCTTCCAATGTTGGCGCTTTGGCAAACACAATTTCACCATCTTTATCAAAAGAGAAAAATGGCTTTTTGCCTGTCTGGGCCGTGTAGATTGCGTTGATGTCGGCAATGGCCGTTGGTGATCTTTGCAGTGCGTCTTTAAGACTTACCAACAAATCTTGGCCAATGATGCCGCCACTGCCATAAGCGTCTTTGTAGGCTTGGTTTTCCAATGTCTTTGCTTCGTCATTGGTTGATCGGTAGAAACGCAAAACATTTTCATTCTGTGGGCGTGGTCCAACAAAGTTGGGGTTGAGACCGCTGACCAGCTTTTGCTGCATATCTGTCAATGCTTCTTTGCGCAGTGTGTCTGGGCGTGTAGATAAAGCGCCTTGAATTGTTGTCGATGCCTTGCCGCCTTGGGTGTACAGGCCACGCACGGCAGCCAGTAGCGTTTGGTTTTCGGCCAAGATTTCACCACTGGCAATGCGCTGTACGATTTCATCTGTGGTCAAGCCAGTCTCGCCTGCCAAGCGCTGAATCTCAGCCTCTGCCGCCCTGCCACCGCGGCCACCAGTCATGCGTCTGGCAGCATCGAGCGCCATGTCTGTGAGTTTTCCAGCGCCCATAAATGCAGCCTGGGCCACTGGGGCAATAGATGCGCCCATTATGGTTGAGCCTGGCACTCTGGCCGCACGGGCTGCAAAATCGCCTTCGCCAGTCATAAATCCTGTGATGCCGCCTTGAAGACCGCCAAGCGCTGAAGTGCCTGCCAGTGCCTTAACCAATGGTGCGACACTGGCCGCCATGCGTGGACCAGTCAATGGTGCAGCCGTGCCACCAGTGGCCGCGGTCAATGCAGCCGCTGATCCAACACCACCCAATGCCTCATAGCCTAATGCTTCATAAGGTGACTGGGCCTGATAAGCCTTCATCTTGCCTTGAATTTCAGAAAGCACTTTGCCGTAGTCTTCGCCAGTGACTGATGCGCGCAGACGCGCTTCCATCTCGTCAGCAGAGCCAAGGGTCACGCCCTGCGCAATAGAGCGCAGGCGTTGGGTTGGCGCTTGTGGCAGTGGTTGGGACAATGCAGGCGCTGGTGCAGGGCGATCAATGTCCAGACTCTGCGACAAAATGCCTTGGAGAATTTGAAGTTTTTCATTAGACAAGCCAGAGACATCTCCAGCCTTAATCTTGAGTAGCTCTTCGTTTGTGAAGCCTTCTAGTCCGGTGCTCATTGCTGACCTCCAGAAGAATTCAATTGCAATTGTCTGTTAATAGCATCTAGCAATGGATTTCCACCACCACCACTTGGTCCACGACGCATCAATGAGGGGATAGTGGCTGGAACGCCAAGGGCTGTATTAAGGTTTTTAAACCCATAAGCATTACCAAATTGCTCATACTCACTGCGCTTTTGGTTGTATGCCTGACCAGCGGCTGCATACAGTTCATTGGACAAAGCCTTGAAATCTTCGCGTTGAGTCGGTGTGAGCTTCTGGCCAGTCATCATGTTGTTGAAATAGTTGTTCAGTCGGTCCATGCGGCCTGCGGCTGCCATGGCAATGCCAAGCTCAGTCTCACGCACCACAGAGCCTGGGTCTAGCAATTTCATCACTTTGGTTGCACCAGCAACATCACCAATTGGTGTGCCTTGGCTCAAAGATGAAACAACTTGGCCAAAAGAAGACTTCATGTCGCTGAAGTCTTTGTAAATTGGCTCTTGCTTAAATGCACTGGCCAGCTTCATTTCATTCTCAAAGCCTTTTTGGCCACCAGTCATGTCAATTACTGGTTTCACATCCACACGGGTGGCAATCTGCTGACGATACCTGCCAACATCTTCTATGCCTGGTTGACCAGTTCCAGCCAATGGGCGACCACTGATGTACTCAACGGCACGAATGTCAGGTGACTGTGGCTCGTATGGCATAGCACCTTGGGCAATGCGTGGTTGGCCTTGTTTGTTGTATTGAACCATGACAGTCTTGCCATTCATCACAACAGGCGTTGGAGCGCCATATTCTTCAGCGGCTTGAGACATCTTCAAAATCTCAGGCAAACCCTGCTCTGGCTTCATTCCAGACAATAGCGCACGTTGCGTTTGACTTAAGAACGAAAATGGGCCACCTTGTTGTGGCGCTGGTGCAGCACTCATCAATGCAGCACGATCAGGCGTTGGGCCGACTCGGCCAGCAGTTTCAATTGGCGCTGCAAGACTTGCTTGTGCTGGTGTCAGGCCGGTAGGTGCGGCATTAGAAAATAAATTGGTAAATGCCGTTTGGCGATTAGCGTCTCGCTGCATTTCTTTGAGCTTGGCCGCTGTCACCAGATTTCCAAAAGCGCCAGTCATGCCTTTCTCATAAGCGCCTTGGCCAGCTTGCAGGGCAGAGCCTAGAGCTTGACCCAAGCCAATGCGCTGGGGGCTTCGACCGCTTGCCTGGAGCAATGCAGCAGCCGCGGCCATTGTTGACTGCAAACCCAATTGCTCTTTTTGTTTGGCGGTCAATAGCTTTTCAAGCTCACTGTCACCACCGCCACCAAACAAATTGCCCAATAGCCCATCAAAATTTAATTCAGCCATTTTTTACCCCTTAACCAATTAGGCCAAGAATACCGCCAATGCCAGCACCAAGCGCTGTGCCAACACCTGGCACAACACTGCCTAGTTTTGCACCGGCCAAAGCACCACCAAGAGCGCCAGCACCGACATTCTGGCTGTATGGAGTCTGAGCCACCATGCCAAGATTGGCAGGCTGCGCACCCAGTGATGACTGCACCACACCAAGACGCTGGAGGCCAATGTTTCGGATCGCATCCATTTGTTGCTGGTCCAGAGCCTGACGCGCACCACCAGCGCCCATGACCGCTTGAGCGCCACCAAGACGCAATGCTTGCTGCTGTGCAGCCAAATTACCGAGCTGGCTTGCACCGCCTAGCCTCAATTGCGCACCTTGCAAGCCAGCTTGCTGATTGGCAATGTCGGCTGCTGATCTGCGGCCAATGTCAGCCTGCTGCATGGCCATGGCTTGGTTGAATGCTTGCTCGTTTAATGTTGCACCAAGGTTGGCAGCCTGCTTGGCAAATCCAGCATTGGTCAAGCTCTCGGCCACACCTTGGCGTGAGCCGCCAAATGCACGGGCAGCTGTTGCACGCTCACCAGTCTGCTGAATGGCAGCCTGGCGTGCAGATTCCAAGTCGGCCAATGCATTGGTGCGCACTTCGCTGGTGAATGGATTCATGTACTCACCAATTGATCCTGGGCCAGTCATGCCCAAATTAGTCTGCTGCGCTGTGATCTGACCAGGCTGATAGACACCGCCATAAGCCGCCATTTGGGCTGCCAAGTCTGTGCCACTGATGCCTGGGCCAGCGAGGGCCGTGTTAACCAGAGCTTCCTCGCCTGCCTGATACATTGGGTTGTAGCCAGCAAACTGCTGGACCGGCAATGCACCAGCGACCCCTTGGGCCTGCTGAAAGTTGGCCAAGAATGCTTCTTTGATCTGAGGATCAATGGAGCTTGTCGATGTAGTTGTTCCACCTTTAGACATATTGCCACCTTATCCGAGTAAAGATTTCATTTTCTTGGCAGGCACTTTGCCTTCATTGATCATGTCCAGAAGTCCACGGCCATACTTATTGACAGCAGACTTCTTGATCACATATTCACCACGATCTAGGTATCCAGCGCCATCATCTGGTCCAGGTGGGTTCATGCCAAACAGACCATTAACCATGCCGCCCATAGCGTACCCAGCGCCAGCCTCACCAGCCGTTGCACCATTGCCTTCACCACCGCCAGAATTGCCGCCTGGGCCTTCGCCTGCTGCCGTGGAATTGCCATCACCGCCACCACCATAGTAGTCAGCCAATGTCACGCCAGTGTTTGCGGCAGCAGCTCTAGCCACATTGGCAGCCGCTATCTGGTCATATAGACCAGGGTTATAGCCACCCATTGCTTGGCCTGCTACCACGCCAGCGTATGGATTGCCCATGGGCTGCATCTGGCCCATGATCAGGCTATAAGGAGAAGCGCCACCAGGCATCACGGCTGGGTTGTATTGCGCACCAGGTGCAATGGATTGGTAATTCTGGAAATTCTGGGCAAAGCCTTGGGTCGCATTGGCAAATGGCAATGTGCCGGCACTGGTCTGAAAGCCAGTGGCCTTTGAGGCTTGATCTGCTGCCAACTTTGCTTGACTGGCCAAATAAGCCTCATAAGCCTTTTGGTTAGCCGCAATCTGCTGTGCATTTTTAAGTTCATTCAAGCGCTGCTGCTCGGCCCAATTAGTCGTGTTGGTCTTTTGCTGATTGGCCCAGTTAACTTCATTTTGCCTTTGCTGTGCAGCCCATTGCGCTTCACGCGCTGCCAGCTCATCCATAGCCGCTTGGTTGTAAGCAATCTCGGTCTGCGTTGTAGGCGTTGCCGCTTCCATGCGAGCTTGAATAGCCGCAGGCGTTGACTGAGTGGCACGGGCCACATCAGCAGCGCTTATCTGATACTGATTCATCAAGCTCTCAAACTGGGCATCGCTCAAGCCCTTGGACTCGCCAAGTTTGATTGCGTCAACAATGCTTTTGTCAAACTGCTCTTGGCTGATGTTGTTAGCCAATGACCATGCTAGTGCTGGTGAAGTTGCCATTATTTATCCCCTAAAGTTCCTTTGCCATTACAGACCACTGTGGACTGTAACCCTCATCTTTTAAAAATGTCTTGGCCCAGCCTCTTCGGCCTGCCAAGGTCACTCTGGTGCAGCCAATAGACTTGCCCCAGGATTCGATCAATGGTCTCATCCTTGAGAGTTCGTCTAGGTCGCCACCAGCCAAGAAATAATGCAAATTCTTTAGCCTGGGATAGACAACGATCTCTGTCAATACCACTGAGTCCTTGGCCGGCCACAGCTGTAATCTGTGACCCTCGACCATCTCAGCGACATCGTCAAAATTGTGTGTGCCTCCACTGTATTCTAATGCCGCCTCCACATGGTGGCGCAGTCTTTCCAGTTGTTCTTGGTCACTCATCGCTTACCGGCAGGGATGGCCTCAAGCCTCATCACGCCAATGCGCCAGTCAGCCAAAGTGTCACCAGTCACCCGCATATTGACTTGCCGGCCAGAAAACCTCACTGAAGTTGGGTTGGCTGCCGTGTATGGTCCAAATGTGGATTGCGTGCCAGTGGGGTAATTTCGGGTCTTGAATGAAACCACCGCCTCACCCAAGGTCTGCTCATCTGGCACAACTTGGCGCACAGACATGATGTTGTCGCCATTGCCCAATTGGACTGGTCCAGTCTCGGCATAAAGGCTGGCGCTGTCATAGTTGTAGCCCACCTCATGCTCATAGATGTAACCATCACTTGAGACCATCAAAGGATAAGTAAACACGCCAGAGTCAACCCCAGCGTTTCTGGCCAGTGTGCCAATGTTCCAGTGGTTTTCGCGGTAGTTGAAAGTGACATAGCTGTCATTCTCATTACTGGCCGCACTTGGGTAATACCACCAAATCTCACCATACTTGCTGACATGGACCGCATAAATCTTGGATGCCTGGGCATAGTTGATGTTGGCAAAGATGTAGTCAGACACATCACTTGGCAGTGGCTTGACATACCCGTCATAAATCCAGAAGCCAGAATTGCTCATCCAAATGGCCGCAGTGTCAATGGCCGCCACAGACTGGGCTGAAATGAGACCGCAGCCAGAGCCAGCCTTCTCAAAGCCATAGACAAATGGAGCGCCAACATACTGGGCCGTGTGGACATCCACATCGGTAAACAATAGATTCACACCCTTGACCCGCTTGCCAGCAATGAGTGAGCCAGGGGTGGCTAAGTCATAGTCGCCTGCAAGGTTGTCGCCTGCCGGTGTCCACTGGGTATTGTTCTCTTGGTCGCACCACTGCACTTTTCTTGGGTTTCCACCAGCGCCAAGGGCAAAGATAATGCGCTCTTGGGTGACTAAAACCGCCTTGTTTCCAGTGGGCGCATTGGTGATTGCTGCTGCCAGTGTGGGCGTTGAGAAACCCAATTGCCACTCATAGAGCTTGCCATCGGTGCTTGAGCAAGCCACCAAGTATTCACCCCATGTATCGAGTGACCAGGTGGTGGCTGCAATGGGTGTGCCGGTGTCAGGTCGTGCCACGCCATAGGCAAATGAGCCATAGGCGTTGTAGCCGTAGCCGGTCAGCACTGTAGAGCTTGCGTAGCCTGTGGTGAAGCCCGTTGGCGTGATGTCTTTCAACGTGCCAAGTGCATTCATCACATACAGCTTTGTGTGTGTGCCAGCTGCAATCCATCGGTCTGCACCATTGTCGCGCCAAGTGATGATGCCTCGGCATGAGCCTGACATCTGTGAGCTTGACCTGGTACGCCATCCATTGATGGGGCGCAGTGTCCCCTCATACCAGCGCACTAGGTTTGCGTCATACCAGCGGCCTGCTGCCTGGTACTCAGTACCATTTCGGAAAACACCTGGGGGTAGCTTTAAAGGTATGTACATGATGACAATTATGTAATGTTTGACACAAAGCTCATCGTGACGATGGCCGATGGAGTGGCTGGCCGTGTGGGGCTTGTTCCAGCAGCGTAATGCTCAATGGAGACACCAACATCGCTCACACGCCACATTATCTCAAGATAGTCAGTGCTGTCCATGCTTGCAAAGAAATTCATGGCAGCAATCAAGTGAGATGGATCGCCTGATGATTTTCTGGCTGGCATGGAAAATCTACTGTTTGAGTTGTCAATGTTTGTGCCATTCTTTCTAAACCAAATCTCAGCATCTTGGCTGTCATTGGTCGTGTTCTTAAACTGAATGGAAAACTGACAGTTCCAGATTCCAGCATCGGCCACAGTCAACCTCGACCCACTGGCCAAAGTCACGCCATTGGAAAAGTCTGTCGTGTCAAATGTGACCGCATAGGCCGTGGTGGTGTTTGCCGCCATCTGGTCGGTTGAGTCTTGAAATGCCCCATAGGGGTTATTCATAAACTTGCCGCCCCTTGGTCCAAACAAAGACCCCAAGACACTTGACAGTTTCTTGAAGTAAATGTTTAAAGCGCCATTGTTCTCATTGAAATGCCTGCGCTCATACACCTCGGTCGCATAACCGATGTTGGGTGGTGCGGGATTCTCAAGTTGTTGTGTTTGGCTGGCCATGGGGTAATTATGCTAGGAAAAGCGCCACTTCAGCTTTACGTCTTTTGACAAGCCCTGAGACTTCCTTACCACCTGCTTTAGTCCATGACATAAAAGCCTCGGCAGCACCCTCCCAATCACCCCTGTTAACCTTCATGCGAATGGTTGACCTTTGGTAGTTGCCTAACCCAGCGTTGTAGGCAAAAGAGACAACAGCGTCGAATTTGCTTTGATGACCAGCAAGAGCAGGGCTAAGTCGAAGAACACCACGTTCAAAATTATCGATGTCCATCTTGAAAAGGTTGACCAGTTCCTCTTTTGACCAAACACGATTGTCTTCTCCTTTAAGTTGATAGTCAGACCTGATAAGCCCTGTGTAACCCTCTTTACGCACGTTTGGGAGGGATAATTGGTCTGAGTACATTGCGTGGCCCCAACCCACTGTCCAAATTGCGGCACTGCACCGATAAGGCTTGTTCCTGTAGCCTTCAAAGAAGTGCATCAGATGTTCGCCCTTTTCGCTGATTTTCATTTCTTAGCCCATGAGCGTGAGCCAAACCAAAAACCGATAATTCCTCCAAGCATTGCCATTTCATCGCTAGAGAAAATAATGTCAGTAACTCGAATTAAGTCATCCATGTTTGTCACTAAGCTAGGTCTGGAGTAAACGTAATATGCAATCCATGCGTTAATTGCACACAGCTCAAAGATAAAGATGTAGGTCACAATAGGTCTTACAGTACCAACAAAGTTAACCACCCAAGTGCTTGCTTTTTCCATGATTTTCTCATCATGCGCCAAAGCAGCTTCTGTCATCTGGGCATCTGTCTGCATGGCAATCTGGTCTGTGCGAATTTCCTCCATACGCTCTTGAGCCTTAAAGCCTTGAGCCATCATCTGTAGTTGTAACTCTACTTGAACCCTAGCCAAAGCAAGTTCATGCTTTTGGTCATCTTTGTTTTGGAAGAAGTCTAAGAGTTTGGGTAAGCCAGAAATTAGCAAACCACCAAGAGTAGAAAATAGAGATAGCATTACAGTCCAATCATTCCAAGAAGTTTATCGACAATTTTTCCCGCCAACTCGTCAGGTAAGTGAGGAAGCAGACCAACCACCAGATATGCCACATAAAGTCGAGCAAATATTTTGAAGAATTTGTCAGCTTGTTTTTGGTACTCATTCATTTCCCAGCCTTGGATAAATAACTATCCAAAAAAAATAGTTTAAAGGCACAGCAGACCAAAGCACTATATCAAGCCAAGTCATCTACCGCACCTTGCTG